TATCACCGGCCTTGTTGGTCTTACGACTGACTCTGGTTCAGGATCTTCGGTAGAAGTTCAGTCGTTCGCTGGAATCTACAGCAATATCTAACCGAATGAGGGAGGCTTGTTTAGCTCCCTCTTCTTTAGGAGGATTTATGGCAAGTTCAGTAACCCTTATGGGTCTTGGTATGCCAGGAGAGCTCGCGGCTGCGGTAACGGATGGCGTAAATACGTCAGTAGTTAATGCTACCGCCGCTGGAGTTCGCACTAAGCAAGCTATTAACAACGTTGGCGATACTACTCCAACAGCAGCAGAGCTTACGACTTCGTTCGGAACTCCTGCCTCTGTAGGAAGTGGATTTGTTGGCGTTGTGAAAGATGCTGACGCTGATACTAACTGCTTTGTAGTGGTATCAAACGGAACTTCATACTTTTACTTGAAGTTCACCAAGGCTTCGTAAACAACGGGGGGAGCAATCCCCCCACATTTTTGGTGATATATGACAATATATTCAGGCACTCTTGTTACTACAACGCCAACAATTAACACTGCATCAAGCACGACAATTCTGGCGGCAAATCCTAATCGTAAGTTGTTGATTATTCAGAATAATTCAGCAGCTAATATTATGATTGGATTGAATGGGGAAACTCTTACTGGAATCACCCCAAGTGCCACCAATAAGGGTTATGTACTGCCATCATCTGCTGGAGCTAATACGCTGGTTTTAAAAGATATGAGTCTTCCATCTGGGGCTATAACGGCATATCAGACCAGTGGAGCAACTCTCAATACCGTGGTCGTTATAGAAGGCTAGTGCTATAAGTTAGTTACGCATTATGCGGATTAACTTAGGAGAACTATGGCACAGATAGACTGGAACACTTTGATGAACGGACAAGCGCAACAGCGCAAGCGATTCCATGGCGCAAATGTTCGCTTCTTCAATTCTTACAACGAAAACAAGGAAAAGAGCTTTCAAGCTGGCAGAGCAATCTTTGACGAAATCCCATCCATCTCTATTCAGTATCCTGGTGGAGATGAGACGGTTCGTAAGATTGAGCCACAAGACGTAGCTGACTACCCAGAACTTTACGCAGCTTTCAAGGCTGGTAGCGAGGTGTCAGTTAGCGGGACGCCTCTTGCTGAGTGGCCACTCATGAACGGGTCAACCCTTCGTGAGTTGCAGCACCTTGGATTTAGGACGGTTGAGCAGCTTGCTGATGCGCATGATGAACTCAAGCGAAAACTTGGTCCAACTGGTCGTTTCATTAAGATGGCTAAGGATTGGCTTGATGCTGCAAATTCCTCCCAATTCAACGTGGTTGCTCTTAAGCAACAACTTGAGCGCGAACAGAAGAGGACTGCTAAACTAGAAGAACAGGTAGAGTTGTTACTGCAACGAGTAGAAGGAAACGAGGGCACAGACCTTCGTTCACGTCGAAAGGAGGTGATCCGTTCTATCGAGGTTGAGGAAGAGCTGCTGGAAGAAGGTAGCCAGGATGAGGTTCTTGAGGAAGAGGCCGCACCAAAACGCAGAGGCAGACCAAGGAAAGTATGAGCTTAGTAACCGCAGTTCAAAACGTAGCTAATGAGGCAGGTTATACCGTCGAAAGTGGCGTGATAGCTTCTACCGAAACAACTACTAAGCAACTGCGCGTTATGGCTCAACGCATAAACAGAGAGATTGCGGATGCATTTCCGTGGCCTAAACTGTATGCGTCTGGCTCAATCACGTTGGTAGCAGGGCAGGCTAGTTATCCGCTGCCCTCTGCCTTTTCGTGGTATCACTATGAAACCTTTTGGAACAGCTCCACACGCTGGAGGATCTTGGGACCTATGTCACCCCAGGAGTATGCAGAAATCCGCGGCTATGGGTTGAACACGACCGTTTACCAGCGTTTTCAGGTTAGAGGACTTAGCAACAATGAGTTGTTGATCTCACCAACTCCCACAGCATCGCAGAACGGAAATATAATCATTTTTGAATACATTGCGGATCGTTGCGTACGTCCTGCAACGTGGGTCACTGGCACTGTTTATGCGGCTGGTGCTTACACATTCTATAACGGCAATTACTATCAAACTACATCTGGCGGCACTTCTGGCGCTACTGTTCCAACGCATACAAGTGGATCGGTTTCAGATGGTGGCGTTATTTGGACCTACTATAGCGGAGCTTATAGCGATTTCTTAGCTGATAGCGATGAGACTGTATTTAACCCGAAGACTCTTGAGCAGGGTATGCTTGAGCGATTTGCTGAGATTCATGGACTTGATACTGTTCAACCACGATTCATAACTCAGATGAACGAAGATTACTCAAGGCAGCAAGTTAGTAAAATAATTTATGCTGGTGGCCACACTCGTGCGGAGCTATTCGCTCGTGCTGGCACCGCAGTATTTGGAACATGGACATAGTATGGCACAACAGATAGCACCCCCAGCAAAAGGAATGCAGCCAAGGGATTACTATAACCAGCTAATCAGCCAAGGAATGCGTCCGTATGATGCATATAGGCAAGTTGAAGCTAACTTTGGACCACCTCCAAGCGCAGAGCAACAGGCTGAAGATATGGCAGCAGCAGAACAAAGAGCTGCATTAGGTCAAACTATTGGCACGGTTGGTGGAGCATTGGGAACCTCCTATATTGCTGGGCAACTTATGGGAAGTGGCGCAGCTGGTGCTGGTGGAACTGCAGCCGGTGCTGGCGCCGCTGGCACTGGTGCCGCTACTGGCGGTGCTTATGCTGGTGGTGTTGGTGGCATGGCTGGCGCTGGAGGAACTGCGGCTGGTGGTGGCGCAGCTGCTGGTGGTAGCGCGGCGGCTGGAGGAACTACATTAGGTTCTATAGGAGCAGTGGCTTTGCCGGTTGCGGCAACAGGTCTTGTACTAAATAACGCATGGGAAACAGGCATGAAGGATATCCTTCGCGGCCGTGGTACCAGAGAGGATTGGATCAATCAAGGCGTAAATATGTTGGGAGGAGGTCTTCCAAATCTTGCGCTGCGACTAATGGGTAAACGATCCATTGGTAAAATGGTGACATCTGGCAAATCAGAGCCGCAGCTACTTCGCGACGACTTCAGAAGCAAGCTGCAAGAAACTGGCGTTGCCGACAAAGATTATAATATCACTCTAGCTAATGGCGATAAATACGACATTGGAAAAGATGGCAAAGCAAAGTTGACCAATATTGACGGTAAAACTACTCGTCGCACTTGGGACGTTGATTGGGACAACCCGCTTGCTAAATACGCTGTTGATAAGATCGATCCTCGTGTACGCAGTGTTTACACAGAAGAAGCTGCAAAAGCTGGCATTCCTGTAGAGCAATACACTGGAATGCTTGTAAATGCTGCCACTAGCAACGCTAAGAACGAGAAAGATGTTGATGCTAATATCAACGCTTTCCTTGGAAAGTCTGGTCTTGATAAAGGTGCTGGCGCAACAATATCGCCAAAAGGACCAGCTAAAGTAACTTCAACAGTAGGACCAATACCAAAAACTCCGATGCCACAAGCTCAACCGGTTCAACAACGATTAAATAAAAAATTATCATTAGGTGATATACTTAGAAATAAAGCAGGAGTGACACAATGAAAGGAAATCAACTTAAAAGCGCATTAGCAGTAGGGCCACGGCCACAGCGATTGTCTCCTGGAGTATATCGTGGGGCTGCCGGACAACTTGTAAATCAACAGGGTAAAATGTTGCCAAATCAACCGCAACGTATGCCATCGCATTCAATACAACCACAGCCACAACAAGGAATGTATAAAGACCCGGGCTACTTTCAAAATCCAAATTTAGCTGGGAATGTAATAGCTGGAATTGGGCGTGGAATGCAACCATGGCAGCAATCTGAACCAATATTTGCTGGAGGTTCTCCTAATTTCAATGAAATGACTGGACAATATGACCCAGCTAAACTTGCAGTGACTCAAGCAGCAATGAGAGGAATGCAACAATTTGGTCAAATGCCAGGCATGGAAAATCAACAGTTTGCTCCATATCAACAATATCAACAGCAACAACCACAGCAGTTTGGACAACCACAGCAACAGCCATTTAATCCAAACACACCACCACCGCAGCCTGGAATGCAAATGCAGTATGGAATGACTGGAAAGCCTATTGGTTGGGGATTTGGTACAAATCAAAGCTAATAAAAATGTTTAATAATTATCCGCATATGGAATCAATCCATGCAAAATGCACAATACCAAATGCCATATAATCAAAATATAAAGAGGTAGGATGAGCTTTCAAGGTTACACAATGCCACCGCCCTCTTCGGGATTGGATCTTGTAACTCCTATCGACAACATGGATCCGGCATCAGCATTGGAATTAACTAACATCTTTCCTGGTGCTGGTGCTCCAACGGTACGCCTTGGCTATACAAGTTTTAGAACTGGTGGTGCAACTATTCCAAGCACTCCTATTCGCTTCATGCATGAGTATCCATTAAAAGATGAAACTGCTCAGCTAATCGCAGCAACCGATACAGCTTTATATTCTGTTTCTTCGCTTGGCGTTGTTACGGATATTACTCGTGCAACTGGTGCTTATAGCGCAGGTAGTTGGAACAAAGAGCTGTACGCTGGAAATATATATCTCTGCAATGGCACAAATGAGCCGCAGGTATACACAGGTACAGGGCAAGCCATAAACATCACTGCAACTGGAGTTACTGGAGGCAATGCAACACTTGCACAAGTAGCATCATACAGAGAGCGACTTTACTTTGCTCAAAAAAATACAGCTATGATGTGGTATCACAGAACAGTGCAAACCCCACTTACCACTGGCTCCCATTTAATGCACTCTTACGATTTCCAATACATATTTCGTCGTGGTGGCTTTCTTTCATTTATTGGTTCTTACACAAATACTAAAGGCGTAAGTACTCAAGACTTGTTCATGGCAGTTTCATCGGAAGGTGAAATTGTGTTTTATAGTGGGTCATCTCCAGACGATGCAAACTGGACGCTAGTAGCTCACTTTATTATCGGCAAACCATTAGGCCGCAAAGCATTTGTAAGAGTAAACCAAGATATTTGGATTATTACACAACAAGGCATTATCCCCGTAAGTGCGCTGTTTGAAACTGATCCAGAGCAAGCGCTTAATATAGTCAGTTTGAAAGTTAATCCACTTATAACGCAATACGCAACTCAGGCATCCTCAGCAGAGTTGTGGGGTGGGTTCTTTTGGCCACAAGGTCGCCGCGTTTATATTACGCTTCCTGATAGCGCATCCTCTGCAACACTTTTAGTGTATTCACTTGATACAAAATCCTGGACGCAGTTTGTGCTGTTCAGCGGTGAGCACGCGGTGTCTTCGTGCAAGTTTCTTAACCTACCGTTTTATGGTTCAAACACTGGAACTATATACCAGGGCGAGACTGGTTATGCAGATGCAGTAACTGGAACTTCATCACAATCAATAGCGTTCTCTTGTCGTACAGCGTTTTCATTTTATGGCGCTAGAGGTAATTACAAAGCATTTAAGGATATTCGTCCGTTGCTTAAAGGCAAGCGCGGCGTCACGCTTAATCTTGGACTAGACACAGACTTCAAGCGTAGTGCAGTACTAAGTCAAGTTACTACTCCAGCAGCCACATTTACGCCATGGGGTGCACGATGGGGAAGCGATGGTGCTGCTCATACTGCTTATGTTTATCCTGGCGATGTCCCTCCAGTAGCTCCGTCACCAGCCACAGTTACAGTTCCAGCATACTTTGAACCTTGGTCGGCAGATGTTGAATATATCTACGATCGTTATGCTATAGCGGGGCAAGGGCATAGTGCGGCAATTAGAGTTGGCGGCAGCATTAAAAATTCATCGTTACAGTTTTTAGGGTTTGAAATAAGATACGACTTAGGCGGACAGGTATAGTTATGGCAGAAAAGAAAACTAATAAAGGTGGCGCTCTTAAAACTAATCCTAGTAATGCAGCACCTTCAAACGATGCAGCTAAAGGTCTCAAACGATTGTCACCTGGCGTATATCGCAATCCGCAGGGTCAACTTACTAATTCACGTGGTCAGCGCATCGATAGTCGTCAGCGTCCTGTAAAAACAGAAAAGCCAAACAAAGCATCTAAGGGTCCAACGCCATTTGCTCAACAAACATCTGAGCAACAAGGCAATCAAATGGCTGATGTATCTGGTCAATTTGGCATGGACATTCTTGGCCGTGCTTCACAGTTCGATCCAAACAATCCCTGGGCAAATGCACAGCAACAAGGCTTCACTGATCAGCTAGAAGCTGCTCGGCAGAGCGTTATGGGAGAGTTTGAGCGAACCATGGCTCCAGAGTTCCAGCGACAGGATGCTGAGTTCCAGCAGCGTATGGCAGAGCAAGGCATTGATCCTAATAGTGGCGCGTACCAAGCGCAGTTTAGAGCCATTAAGGAATCTCAAAACAACGCTCGCAATCAAGCGCGGTCCCAAGCATTCCAACTTGGTTCACAGTATCAGCAGCAAGGCTATGAGCAGTTTATCGGTGGTCAAAAGCTACCGTTTGAACAGTATGCTGCAACAGAAAAGATGTGGACGTTGCCTTACAGCGCACAAATGGAAGCACAGCAAGCTGAAAAGAATCGGCAAGCACAACTTGCGGCAGCTAGGTCTGGCAGTGGCGCATCCGTAAGAGCCGCGCAAATTCAAGCTGATGCTATGCGCGACACAGCAGCTATGCAGAACATGAACCAGTACAATCAACCTCAAAAGCCAAGTTTTGGGAGTGGAGTGGCTCAAGGGTTAGGCACTGGAGCTGGAGCGGCTGCAACTAATTGGGCGTTGAAATAAGGATTAACATGGCACCAACAACACTTGCTGATGCACTTAGCGGATTGCGTATAACTGGCGCAGAAAATCCTTATGGTATGGGGTTGCTCGCACTCAATCAGGCAGCACCAAACTTGTATAATCCATATGGTAAACCTGCAACTAATTTTGGTATCGCAATCGGTCAAGCATTACTTTCTGGATTGTTAGGCTATCAGGCTAAGAAGCAAGCAACAGAAGAGTCGTTGCAGGTTAGTGACTTAGCAAGTCAGATGCTGAATAAGCCTGCCGCAGATAGGACGGCGTTCCTTAATGCGTTAGCACAGCAAGATACTCCTACGAACGTTATGAGTAGGTTGACGGAGATCAATCCTATTCTGTTGCAAAATGAGATTGCAGCTAAGGCAGAACAGGCAGCTGCACGCAGAAAACTAGAGCAGGATGTTGCGCTTGAGTACGTTAAGCAGACTGGAAACCTTCCGGCAGGGTTTGAAGCATTGCAACCGTTAGCAATTACGGCACCAACTGCCACTCCAACCACGCCTGGCATGGAAGGATTGAATCCAAAGCAGCAACGTGATTTGCGAGTTAAGGTTGCAGAGCAAAACATCATTGAAGGACCAAAACGCACTCAGGATGCTATTGATAAAGAGCGCACTGCTCTCACTAAACAGGGTGAGAATGCTGCTCAAATTTCTAATATGTACAACTCTATTGAAGAGTTAATGGGTCAGGATAGCATGGCAGCAGATAATGAGATTGCTCGCCTTGGTACAAAGATTGGAGATCCCACTTCTGTTGTTTCTCCCTCTGAAGCAAAAGCACGAATCAGCGTTCTGCCAACTATTCAGCAGTATTCAAAAGAGCTTGAGAAGGTTCTCAAAGGTAATTCGATACTTACTGATGAAGCTAGAGCTGACTTGTTAAAAGCATTCAAAGTATACGCAGATGCTTCTAAGTCATCTTATACGTCTCAAGCTGAACTTGCTAAGAATAGGCTTATTGCTAACAAGCATTTAGAAGCTACAGATGCACAGATAAATACAAAGCTGCTGCCTTTTGAGTTCCCAGGAAAGACAGGCAGCGAAAAGGCTATTGATAGGCTTGCTGAAATCAGTAAGCAGGTAAAATCGCCTAATGTAACTCCACAAGATAGGCAGAACTTAATCACTGAAGCGAATAATCTTGCGGCTAAGTACGGCAAGGTTTGGCAATTAACCAGAGCACCACAGGCAAAATAACATGGCTGATTTAGATCCATTTGCGCTACTTGCTGACATTGGCTCATCTGCTTCAGACACTGCCATATTTCCTTTGCCACAAGCAGAGCAGGCTAAATATGATGCTGTTAAAGCAGAAGCTGCAGCAAATAAAATTAAACAAGCTCAACTAGAACAAAAAGTTGTAAGCTTGGATAGATTGGCTGCGCTTAGTGCTGGAATCGGACAAGGGCTTAATCCATTTTCAGATGAGATGATAGCTGGCATTCGTTCTCTGTTTGGTGGCACTCCTTACTCTCAAGCGATACAAGAAGAGCAGGACTTGCTGAAACGTGCCGAGACTGTCAGTCCAACTGCTTACAATATCGGTCAATATGGCTCTATCCTTGGTAGTGCATTAGGTACTGGACTTGGAGCAGCTGCAACGCAGGCTCCTAAATATCTTCCGACAGTAACAAAGTTAGTTGAAAAGATTCCTGGCGCAGCAACTGTTCTAGGTACTCAATCCGCAACAACCTTGCCGAATCTTATTAGAGCTGGTGCAGCAACTGGAGCGTTGCAAGGTGCTGGCAGTGCTGAGTCTGGTCTTGAAAATCGATTAACTGGCGCAACCATCGGCGGACTTGCTGTAGCTACACTTACTCCAGGTTTATACTTTGGCGGTAAAGCAGCAGTGCAAGGAATTGGGGATCTTGCTGCTAGACAAGGCATAGACATTCCAGCTCTTGGTTCTAAACTTGCTCAGTTTCTTAGTTCAGAACGTGGAGCTGTTGGAGATGTTCCTCCACAGTGGGCTCCAGACGTAAAAGTTACATTTGAAAAGCCAAGTGCAGCTACGTTTGAAGCAGCGCGACAAATGCGCAACGTACGTCCTGAAGAGTTGCAAGCTGCGCAAGATATTGCAGCAGAGGCAGAGCGGCTTAAACTTCCGTTATTCCTTCCTGAAGCTGTTGGAACTGGTGGGATTAGACAAAGCGCACAAATCGTCGCTCAACGTCCTGAGTCTATTGACGTTGCAAAGAGAGCGATAGAAGGCAGAGCTGCTGAACAGCTGGATCGTCTTAGCGGCGTATTCAATGAGGTGAGCCCTGAAGTTAGTCCGTACCGCGGTGGTTTGCGTATGGCTAGTGCTGCGCAGAATATTGTGGAAGGTCTAAAAAGCGAGCGAGCAGCATTAGCAAAGCCGTTGTATGATCAGGCTAGAGAAGAGGCTCCAGAGATTACAAATGAGGCTTTAAGCAATCTTATCGCTAAAGATAAAAACTTATCTTCTGCAATTAAAGAGGTTAAGTCGTTTGGTGCTAATGCTGACAAAGCGACGACATCTCTTGATGTTTTAGACCAAGCAAAACGCATTCTCGATGATAAGATTGCAACAGCTAAGAAAGAGGGTGCTACGAATAAAGCACGTCTTTTAGAAAGCACTAAAAATGAGTTGGTTTCTCAACTTGATAAAGCCTCGCCAACTTATAAAGAGGCAAGAGCTGCGTTTGAATCTGCAAGTTCTGGCTTGAATGAGCTAGAAAAGACAAAGTTCAAAATGCTCATGGATATAGATCCAGAGGATACCCAAAAGATTGGGACCATATTCAGGTATGAGCCAGAGCAGATCGCAGAGCTTCGCAAGTCGTTTGCTGATGCTGGCAAGCTATCAGACTTTGAGGCTGGTATCCGTGGCTTTATGCAAAAGAGCCTTGAAGCTAAACGCGAAGGGTTTGACCTAGCCAGTCAGTTTACAACCCCAGTGATGAAGCGGCGACTAGAGGCAGCGTTAGGCGATAAAGCTGAACGTGTGATTAAGTCGCTTGAGATCGAGCAAAAGATTTCGGCTGGAAAGCGCGAATATCTTGGAGGCTCTACGACTCGTGCACAATTAGCGGCAGAGGAAGAGTTGAGTGGTGTGGCTGGAACTGCTCAAGAGATAGCTAAGAAAGAAGGCATCACTGGTAAGTTCCTTGGATTGCTTTCCAAAGCTCTTCTTAACCAGCCAGAAGCAAAGTTTTATGAGGACCTAGCGAGCATATACTTTAACCCTCGCGCTGGTGAAACGTTGACTGGATTGACTCCATTAGTGAGAGCACTTCAGGCTTCGCAAGCAGCTGGTGAGATTACTGGCCAAATTGCTCAACGTGCGGGGCGTAGAACTGCTGGAAGATTACAACCAGAATCTAAATCTCCAGCTACCACAAAAGGATTAAGCAAATCTGGCATGGCGATTGGTGGTGTGGGGTTGGCAACGGGAGTCCCAGAGATTGATCAACTTATGTTGGAAATCAATTCTGGCGCAGTCGATGCTATGCAAACACCAGAGGCAGAGTCTCCCGCAGTAAAGAAAGATGTAAACACGTTAATTGCTGAACAGCCACCTCTGATCAGAGCAATCATTCAAACTGAGTCAGCTGGCAAGCCTCAAGCAATTAGCAGCAAAGGAGCAAAGGGTTTGATGCAGTTGATGCCTGGCACAGCTAAAGAGCTTGGTGTTGACCCAACAGACCCAGCGCAGAATATCGAAGGCGGAACGCGCTATATCAATCAGATGATGGATCAGTTTGGCGATGAGAAGCTAGCACTTGCAGCATATAACTGGGGGCCTGCTAACGTGCAAAGAGCTATTGCAAAGATTAAGAAAGAAGGACTTAAACCAACTTGGGAAAATATATTAGATGTTGCATACGTTCCAGCAGAAACACGGAAATATGTCAGCAAAGTAATTACAAAGCGTAATCAATTAGAGGCATAAAATGACGTGTATAGAAGCAATCAACAGGGAGGCTAAATCGTATGAGCGATTTATAAGCCGTATTTCTGTTGCTGTTTCTGGTTGTTGGGAAATGAATGCTTCCCATGATCGTGATGGTTATGCTCAATTTCACAAATCAAAGAACTTATACAAAGCTCATCGCATTAGTTACGAGTGGCATAAAGGTAAAATACCTGCTGGATTAACTATCGATCACCTATGCGAAAATAAAGGATGCGTAAATCCAGAACACTTAGAAGCTGTGACACGAGAAGAGAACGGTAGTCGTCATAATGCTAAGGGTTATAAAAAGTGGTGGGTTGCCTTATCAGATGATGATAAAGCTGCATTTGTGGAGAATGTAAGTAAAAAAGCATCGCAGGTGGCCGCAACTAAAAAACTAGCAGCTACACATTGCAGACGTGGTCATGAGTGGAAATTAGAAACGACTTATATTACTCCTGGTAGCGGTCATAGAAGATGCGAAGTTTGTTTTGCAGAAGTACAGAAGCGAGCAAACGCTAAAAGAATGGCTAAAAAGAATAACAATATCAAATAGTTAGGTGATAAAATGGCATGGAGCGGTGGAACATATCGCAAAGGTAATTATGGCACTAACGGATGGACTGGCGATGCATCGCTAGGTATCGGCATCGAAGCTGGTCGTCATGACACGCAAGACGATGATTTCATGAATGGTATTAATCAGTGCCTAAATAAAGATGGAAGCAACTCCGCAACTGGCAATCTGAACCTTGGGAGTTCTAAGATTACTGCATTAGCTAATGCTACGAATGCAACTGATGCAATGGCATATGGCCAAATAAGAAATGGCATTCCATTGTATATGGACACTGCCAACAATCGTTTGGGCATTGGAACTTCAACGCCTGGAACTATTTTAGATGTACAGTCTACTAGTTCAATCATAAACAATACAAACTACTCTACTGATACGAATGGCGCATATCTTTTGCTAAACAAAAGCAGAACTGCATCTGTTGGCACGAATACAATCGTGCAAAGTGGAGACATACTTGGACAAATAAATTTTAGAGGTGCTAATGGGACTGGGTATACACCTGCTGCTGCAATTTCTGGTGAAGTAGATGGTACCCCAGGAGCTACTAATGATATGCCTGGGCGATTGTTGTTTTATACAACTCCAGATGGTTCAGGTACGCTAACTGAACGGCTAAGAATTGATTCTGCTGGCCTTATTCAAGAGACAGGAGCTAACCCTGTTTTCAATTTAGAAAATACAGGCACTACACCTGCTGATGGTGGAGTATTAAGATTTGGACATAATCAAACGTCTTCAAAGCCATTGGCTGAAATACGTGGACAGCTTGTTGATGGGTCAGTTGCTACTCGCGCTGGTGATTTAGCTTTTTTTACCAGCGCGCAAGCAACGGGAACGCTTACGCAGAAAATGGTAATTAGGCAGGACGGGAAGATTGGAATTGGTGTAACTAGCCCATCTAGTTATGTTCAAATTACAAATAATGTAAGTAATGGAGTAAATACTCTTAACGTACAAAGCAACGTAGCCGGAGATTTAGCTACTCACCCTTTACTTGTTACAAAAAGAGATAGCAATTCCACCACAAGCCAAGTGCTTATAGGGTTTTTGATGAACGGTGGAGCAACTGGTCAAGGACAGATCAATGCTAACGGAGCGAGTGCAGCGGCTTTTGGTAGTTTTTCCGATGTTCGACTTAAAGAGAATGTTGTGGATCTTCCATCGCAAATTGAATCAATCTGCAATCTACGTCCGGTTGAGTTTGATTATAAAGATGGCTCAGGGCATCAGATTGGATTCATAGCTCAAGAGGTTCAAGCCATTTATCCTGACGTAGTTGGAGAAAGTAATGGCTATCTTACTTTGACCGATATGAACAAAAATGATGCTCGTCTTATCAAAGCGTTCCAAGAACTTTACGATAAGGTTAAAGCATTGGAAGTTCGCGTTGCTGAGCTTGAGACGGCATGAAGCTAAAGTTAGTACGAGTATCGGAATACAAAGACGCTACGCTAGGCGTGTTGTGTCTCGATGCTCGTCCTATGTTTGTTACTTTAGAAGATCGTTGGTTCGACAACGAACGGCAGATAAGCTGTATCCCTGCTGGCAAATACAAGATAAAGATTCATAACTCGCCTAAATTTGGACGAGTATTCCAAGTGTGTGACGTACCAGATCGCAGCCAGATACTAATTCACGCTGGTAACACTAAGGAAGATACGCATGGGTGTATCTTACTTGGACTTATGTATGGAACGATAGGAACAGAAACGGCGATTCTTTCCAGCCGTGCAGCTTTCGCTAATTTCATGACTGCTATGAATGGTATAAGTGAAGCGGAGCTAGAAATCCATGACGGATGGTGATGTCACAGAATTGCGTTACTGGCTGGATCTCCTTATTAAAGGAGCAATCGGTATAGTTATTTCATTAGTTGGCATGGATTATCGTCAGGTCAAAAACTCATTGAAAGAGTTAGAGCAAAGCAAATATCAGCTTACCATGCATGTTGAAGTCATGCAGAGCGAGATGGGTGCTATTAAAGACCGATTGCAACGGATCGAACAAAAGATTGATAGGATATTAGAAAAATGAGAGTGCTAATTGTGCTGTTGGCATTTATAGCCTCTGCACAAGCTCAGGGAACGAGTTATATCGGACTATGTAATAGCACATGGGACTGTAATAAATCGCTGGCTACTTGGCGTAATAGGCCTATAATAACTGGCTGGTTGGAAGATTCATTTGGCAAGCAATGTGAATGCGCAAACACTATCTTGCAACAAAAGAAACATAAGATCATTCGAGTGCATTTAGCAAATGGACCATGCCTTAGAAATAAACGATGTGAACGGCATGATGTGTTTTATGGATATACTATAGCTTCAGCTAATAGAGCTGCAAAAGTACCAGAATCAAGATTAAGGAAGCGTCTTGATGCGTTAGCAATTAAATTAAAACAGCGGATTAAGCAGTCTAAAGGTTCGCTGTCCTGTTATGTCTCGCCTTGTTTGGAGTGCGATTTGCATGGAACTGCTAGAAGATATTTGGTTAATGCTGTATCTGTTCATTTGCCTAGCTGTATCATTGTCGATAATCCTCTCAAATCCTCCTGTTTACGCGGAACCGTCTGTGAACGACATGGAATTAATCCTAATCTTAGAGTCCCGTGTATAGCGGATTTAGATGGAACAGAAGCTAAAACACTTGTTGACTTAATTAGGTTCTATAATAACACTAAGCATTGTGATCTTAGGTTGTATTGGTCATCTTGGATGAATTGCAATTCTGATGTTTGGAATTACCCAAGCAAACGAGATTGCAATCACATGGTTTATAAATTTGCTAAGGCAGGGAAAATTGCATGGAACTTGTTATCTTCTCGATAGTTCGTCATCTTTTAACACTTGCAGCTGGTAGTTTGCTTACAATCGGAGTTAGTGAGGCTGATACTCAAAATTTAGCACAAGCAGCAACTCCTGTTGTTTCTGGTGCTGTTTTGTATGGCGTATCTCAAGTTTTATCTTTGAAAAACCTGAAGAAGCGCTAATTGCTAATTCTATAGCGCTTACTTCGTAACGCGCATTGTTTATCTGCTGCTTCAGCATTCATTATATTAGTGTTTTCCTTAATGTAATGAATAACAGCAAGGAATCTGCCGCGTGTTTCTGCTTCATTGAAATGCAATTTGAATTGCCTTGAGGCTTCTTTTCTAATGCTTGAAGCAGCCCCATCTCCATCTTCGTATAATTGATCAGTCAAATATGCGAGATTGAATTGATATGGTTCTTTTTCAAATAGGAACCACTGAAGCCGATCAAACTCATAGATTGCTTTAGTCTGAAAGTTCCTTCTATTGCTTTCGTTGAGAGTGTCATAGCAAAACAAATGCTTGGTACCTGTATTGGCTAATTTATCGAAAAAGAAACAATAATCTTTTAATGCTCTTTCAATTACAGCAAACCAGAGATTGCGTTCTGGTGTTTCATGAGTAGTCTGCTCATCTTGAAATATAAACATATAGCTTTTCATATCCCATTCGAGAGGTATTTGCTTATGATCTCTATCGCCTCATCGGCAGACCAACATATAACTGCATAATTGCCAGCTGCGTTTAGTTTCCGTAATACCTCTATTTGTTCCGGGCTGGCCTTGTTAGGCTTTACTTTCATTTCAATATACAGAGCACTGTGCTTATCGTTTGCTACTGGAACACATATGTCTGGGATGCCCTTGGTTAGCCCTGCCCGTTTCATTGCAACACGGCGCGGTATAGAGGCTTTACGCTCGTTTGGAATAGCAAATGCTAACTCATATCCTTTATGCACATGAGCCATAGCGCGGCAGTAGTCAAAGAAAGCAGTTTGTTGCTGCTCCTCTGGCCGTCTCACTTTTTCTTCTTTTTAGTGACGCCTTTAATAGTGCCCTTGTTTTCGCTGGCGTAAAAAACCTCGTCACCCTGCTTTTTACCGTAGAACTTTTCCATGGCTGCGCGGATTTTAAGACCTTTCTTATTCAATGGCATCTGAATCGTCCTCAAAAGATGTGGTTGAGCTCATTGTTGGCCACATCCAACTATTTAGGCAAGCAATATAGCCAGCTAGGAATGCATCATACTCTTTGCCATACGTGCCCAGCGGCATGGAATTAATATACTCCTTAGCCAAATCTTCAGCTGATTTCATGACCGCTCCATGTAAATCCCAGGACCACAAAGCAGATTAACCTCTACTGCCTCGCAAGCCATGACGTTATCAAGAATGACTTTTGCAAGCTGTTCAGGCTCTACATTGTAGTGCGTATCAACTAAAACACGAAGATCCGGCCGAGACTCATATTGGTGTTTAAAATCATCATTTTCACGAATGGTAATTCTCACGGACCATTTCCCATCAGTAATAATATGCAGACTATATATTTTCATAGTGAAATCTCGATAAGTTCCTGATTAAGCTCAGATTGTGGCACTGCCCAATATGGTCTATTTAACGGCTTTCCATCTCGATCATTAGCAACCCAAAAACGGTCTTGCTTGCAATCTTTACCGTACAACCACCCGATTATTCTGGTGTCCGGATATATCCCTACAACAAAGTAAAACTTGGCATCATTACGGTCATTTGGACGAATAGGCATTTTAGCATTCACGTTAGGACTGCTTCGCACCTCGATATTTAAGCCAGCATCAGGCAGCGAACGATCCGAACTGGCTAAATTGCAATATACGCCTAACACCTTTGCTACTGTTGCCTCAGCAATCGCTCCATGAATGTTTGTCGAAAACTCGTCCCTTGTTATGTCTCCCTGATTGTCTTTGGCATTGCGCTGTATGGCCCTAAATTGCCGTTGTAGCCCCGCTATTGCCGCATTAAAGGCTTCCCCAGAATCTAATCTAAATTGCGTCATGGTCGTCTCCAGCAGCCTTAGAATGGAATATCTTCATCAAGCATATCTTTGATTATTGCTTCTACTTTCGGATGCGCAGGACGTGTATCAACAAATGGTATAGGTTCCCTAAACTCCTTATGTGCCCAGTCTTGCGCTTGCTTGAGCAGGTCTATCAACGCTGCCACGTCGTTCGGAAAGAGAATTTTAGTCTCTTTATATTCGTTTGAGTCTTTAGGCTTGTAACTTTTGCGAATAGTAAAGCTCACCCCACCGTTATTAGTTGGCCATGCTGCAATATCGATTCCTTTGTTTTTCCAAGTATGTAACGGTCGTGCCATGTGATCTCCTTGTTTAGTGGTATTCTTTTTGTTACCTTTACGCAAAATGGTAATATCATTAGTTAAGCAAAGGAACAATATGAAAACGACAAGTCTTCATGAAGAATACTATTTTGAACCGTACTATGTTTTCCCAAATGTAATTCTTGCCTTGCCGCTCAATCATAGCGCCATTTATTTGCTGTCTTACATTTATAATTTTCACGACAGAGGAGGCTATGCGGCAAATATGAAGCACTTGGCAAAGAACACCCACTACTCATACATGACCGTTGTAAGAGCAATTAAAAAGCTAAAACAAAATGGCTATTTATTAGAAATAAACGATGTTTTCTGGATCAACTTAGATAAGTTTACGAAACACCAAGTTAATGGACTTATGCACGTTTTAGAAGTTACTAAAAATGATCGGCCAGAAGTAGCGAAGCAGGTAAGGAAATAAAGTAAAAAACCACTCCTGAGCTTGGCGGCATGGAGTGGTTAAAAGGAAAAGTGCATGACCAAATTACCACAACACGGCACATTTGTGCCACTCTTTCATGCTTATTTGGATCTCGGACTAAGTTACCACCAAGCGGCTTTAATTGCCTACATCGAGAAATGGAACAGAGGTGGTAACGAGTGTTTTGCTTCGGTAGAGCAAATAGGTGAGGAGTTACGATTGCCATATAGAACTATGCGTAGAGTAATAGATCGTTCTATTGCTGAAGGAATAATCACTGCTAATACTGGAAATAAAGGTAGAGCTAGAACACTAAAAATTGCGGATTCGTTTTTGGCTAATGTAGAGACTAAATTAGCTTCTCAAAGTGTCCAAATTGTCATTTGAAGTGTCCAAAGTGGACAGGGTATGTGTCCAAAGTGGACAGCTACCTAGATATACTACATAGATATACTACCTAAGCGAATTAAAAACAGATCAATCAAGCTGCTGAGAGGTTCGGATTGAAGAAGAAATTCTGAGGTGATACCGTTATTGAGTCATGGTCTTTCCATGTCTCCATTCAAAATCCAGCTAGTCCCTGGGTTTTAACCGCACCCAGCTTCATCTCTGAGTGCGGTATTTTTATGCGTCTGAATTACAAATCCTCATCCTCTAAAACCTGATACAACCAGAGCGCACCATCGAGTCTAGCATTGTCATAATCTGATCCACTTTTCTCTGCTTTCCATAAAAGCCTATCCAGCCTATTAGCTAAGATGCCTCTTATAGCCTCTACAGCAGCCGTGTAGGCCTTTTTTTCTCTCATGGCTATCCTACCATCACCTAGGTAACGATCTTTGCTTATAACGTATTCTAGGGCTTCTGAGTTAATTAGCTTGTTCATCGGGGTCCGTCTCCAAATATGTCCAATGGGTCAAAGCCTCATCAACTGCATCGATTAGTACCTTATCCTCGTTCTCAGCTACCTTTCGGAAGTCCTCAAACAACTCCAAACGTATCTGTGTGGTCCATCTGCGATAGCCTGGCCTTGGTGCGTCAGGTTTACGCATTGGTTTTTTAGGTTTTGCCGTCTCAGTCCTAAGCCTTTTCATTTTCTACCTTTTCTACAATACACGATTGAAGCCGTTGGAGTTTGATAGGACAGGTCCACACGCCTAGCGCTTCCGAGTATTCGCAACTGTGTTGCTTTAAGTATTCTGCTGCTGGTGCTTGCTGTTCTTCAGATAGCGTTCGGATATCGTAGATCGTTTTCTCAATCCGCGATTTCTTAGCTGATAACATCTCAGTAACTTCACCAGTAACCTTACTAACTACTGAAACACGCTCAACTTTTATATCCTTAGCCTTAATTTCTATCGGTTTACTAGCACGATTGCCGTCATCATCTTCGGGAGCAATGCCGCAAATTGCCATCAAACTATACCGACGCCCATAGCTCAAAGCTGAACCGTAGCCCTGGCAATCTTGTTTGCTTGCTGGCAAGTGAAGCAATCCGCTTGACATTGTAGCGCCAGATTCATGAACTAAGATTGTTTCTACGGTAACTCCATCATCACAGGGATGAGTCACTTGTATAAGACCCAGACCGTTATCGTTTAGCGCATCGATTACAGCCTCTACGCAGGCACTCAGATCCGCATATCGTGATCTAAAATGTGGGTTGGTTGAGCTTTTAAGCGCAGGACCAAAAGCCTTTTGCGCGGCGATAAATGCTTGGTAAATTGTAATTTCTTTAGTCATTTTATATCCTTAGTAGTTATTATCCGAGTGTGCTCCGTACCATTCGCATAATGCAAAATTGGCAACCTCATCCCAATCAGTGGCATCTGTCACTGATACTTCTAACTGATGATAAATTGCCATCAGCTCAAATTTATTTAATTGCTTTATGTAATCGGCCAACTCTTGCGCAATCACTCGGCAAGGTTTGCCACTGTCCAGCAGGTTTTTAAGTACCTTGCTGGCCTCATCGTCTTTGTAGAAAAAGTCCATCGCTTTTTCAGTCACTTTATTCATGGTCTATCTCTTTTTCTTCGGTGTTATTACTACGTCAGTCTCGTCAGTCACTTGTTCTGCAATATAATCAATTGATTGCGTAAATGAGCGACTACAGTGTACTCGCGCAGTCTCGCACGTCAGTGTTGCCACAGACCGTTCGATACCAATCAGTAGGATTGCAATTGTTACAGGTACGCCAACAATGGTGGAGGTGGTCAGAAACCAGGTTAGTGCTTTACTTAGCATCTTGAGCCTTTGTGGTGTTTACAAGACCCTTGCTAAGGCGGTCCCAGAAGCTGTAACCAGATTGCACTCGTCTGTTAGACCAATAAGGCGTCTCGCCATGCTTGTGGGTTGTCTTAGCCTGAGCAATTAATGCTGCTTGGCCATCGTTGTAAGCACGGATTCCCTGCTCAGTACCTACAACCATTACATCAGGCAAAAGCACGCCGCATCCACTGCAAGTTGCTATAGTCATTATAAGTATTAATCGTTTCATCATGTCACCTGTTTAATCGCTGGTCTCACTGCCCCAGCGGGATAGAGTCACTATCCTAGCGAGTACCCACGCATGGATACTCAAAGGATAGTTCCTACGGCCAGAACGGGTTGATCGGTCTGATAGGTTGACCCCAGGCATTGTTAGGTACAACGCTCGTAGTTGTGGTGTGTGTTGTAGCGTCACGGTTGCCAAGATACCTTTGGATGTAATCCGGTTGGGTTTTCTCGGTTGTCACGATGCTATATCCGGTCCCGTATGGGTTGCGCGGTAGGTCAGCAGGTGGCACTACAGGCACCACAGGCACGATTGGCGCAACGGGTACGCCGTACTGTGGGATTTGATAGTTAGGCACCCAAGGATTGATTGGTTGTGCGGATGCCGCGATAGGCATGAGCACTGTAAGGGTAAGTAATATGGTTCTCATGGTTAGAAGCTCCAGAACATTACAATGATTAGGTACCAACCGATTAAGTTGAAGATTGCGAAAAGTAAGTGGCTAATAAATGTCAGCATAGTCATGTCTCCTAGTTGTTAATAACTTGATTGATGCGGCTCATTCGCTGTTCTGGAGTAAGCCACGTAAGTGATTCAACGTGCTCGATTTCGCACATTAACCGCCGGTGGGGCACTTTGTTTGTGTAAGCCTGATAGAATGGAATAAGCATTGTAAGCACATCAAAACTAATGTGCTTAGGACATAGTCGCTTGCAAAACGACAAATACTGCGCCCATGTATATTGGTCAGCCTGCTTAGTATCTCGCTTAATTTCAGTCGTCATAGTCGTGTCTCCAACTGGTAAGTGTTTATCACTCACTCAATAACTAAAGCATACATATTATGATGACATAGTGCAAGTAAAAGATGCAGAAAGTTACAGGCAAGCAACAAATAATTCTTTACATTGTTTCAACGTATTGGCGTGACCGATAACCTTCTCACGCCGCACGTCATAGACTTCAAATCTTCCAAGTAACTCGCCTTGTTCTATTGGTTGTCCTGTAAACGTTGGGTGTACTGTTACACGATGCCACGGACCCTCAAGGATCTCTCCTATAGGTGAACTGCTACATCCTACCCAATGAAGTATCCACGATTTTAAGCTGGTTTTTTTAGTGCTTAATCGAGCTATCATAGTCTTAGTCTCCATTTAGTCTCATCAGTAGCCGCATAACGGCTAGACGGTCTTTCGACCGTTTCGACTTATTCAAAAAATCTGAGGTTGAGGAATACAGGGTTGATTCCGATCCATTGAATGATTTCGCGGCTTGTAGTGTCACGGCCGAACAAGCCCTCTTTCGGAAATCTGTAGCCCGTAACTTTCATGATGATGTAAGCAATTAAGTTCATAGTCGTGTCTCCAGTTAATCGTTGATGCTTCTATGTTTTAAATTAGTCGTTACTACTGAATTGCAGTGTGAAAAGTAATTTCTACATAAGATCCGTCGGTACACTCTGAGGTAACAACAAGTCGTGTCAGGAATCGAGCTATCGGTGCGCGAGTTTTAAGCACCGCCATTACTTGTTTTTCAGGGTTTACAGTATCGAGGTCTTGAATGAAAAGTTGAGCGGTGCCAGTTGTCAAAGTATTCCAGAATATTTTAGTTACCATAGTCGTGTCTCCAGTAATTAAGTAAGTCTTAATAACTCACTCAATAATCACAGTATACATACTATGATGACAGTGTGCAACAAAAGATGTACTTTTTTTATGGTAGGTAACTACGCAACAAGATTAGGCATAGTGAGATAGTTGGAAAAAAGTGTGGAAAGTTATGAATAAAATGAGGGTTCATTTCGTCTTACGATCCGTGAGCGTAGCGAACACAACGCGCAGGCTATAGCCGAGCATATAACTGATAGCTCATACCTATATGCTACTCAGTTGCAATAAGTAATCACTGGCATGTAATGATTAGATCGTTTACGCTGTAATAGTGCACAACCTTATTGTGACTGGAGATATGGTTAGGAGTGGTCTCACAGCCTCTCAGATACGCAAGGCTAAACGAACGCCTGGCCTCCTATATACTTTGGTGCGTAGTAAACTCGGCTTAACTCAAGTCGATATGGCGGCTCTACTAGGCGTATCAAGGTGGGCGATAGTTAATCGTGAGAGATGCAAGCGGGTATACACAGCGCATGAGCTGGTAGCATTGCAACGTGCTAGTGGTCTCAGTGACGCAGAATGGTGCGAGCTACTGCGTGAGATTGCAAAGTAAAGGGTATGTACTCACCACCAACCACACATAACATACATAACTATATAATATTACTAGACTATCCTACCTACCGAGAACCACAAAACTAGTTAAGTAAGAAAGTAGCATAATGGTTTCAATAACTTAGCGGAGAGTTTGTAGCCGTGGCACAGATTTTTGAAAAAGTTTTTAATTTGAAAGTGGGGCGCGAGCAGCTTACCCACATATCCCATCTCCCATATAAAAACCCCAATTTATCCACCCAACCATTGTTTTAACCTATGAGCACAAAAAACGATTCTGAAACAGATTTGAAACAGGCGGTCGATTCTGTAGAGACGGCCGCTGAAAAAAATCCAAAAGTATTCGTTGAGACTAAAACTATAGTTATTAACCCGCCTCGTAGGAAGGACTATAGCAATCAGTGCTATGAGAAGGATCCAGAGACTATGGGTGCTGTCACTAGGCTAGCGCGGTTGGGTTTGTCTAAGAGTGCTGTGGCTATAGCGTGTAGGTTATCTCCTACTGAGCTGACCAAGTGGTATGGCGAGGAGTATGCGGCTGGCCAGGCTGGCATGCAGGAGGTTGTGGCTAGAGGGTTGATGGAGCAGGCTATGGCTGGCAATCCGCAGGTATTGATGTACCTGGGTAAGAGTAAGTTAGGTTGGACTGAGGCTAATGTTGTTGAGCACGTTGGCACTATAAACGCTGTTGTGAGTGCTAGACCTCTGAGCCGTGAAGAGTTCGAGCAAAGGTATATTAATTCTAGTGCAGAGGAAGAGGAAGAGTAGTAAGGTTGAGCAGACTTAAAACTTTGCGAGACACATGACTTCCAATCCCTCTAAAATCAGAAAAGAGCGGCTATATCATTATCGCTGTCCTAAGTGTGCTCATATAGGCATTTATGTGTCTTTTAATAATTGGTTATCATGTGGCAATCGATGGTGCGGCATAAGGTTTATTCGATTTAGAAATACAGTTTCAAAGCCTTTTTATAAACGTGTATGGGGGTTGTGATGAGTAAAACACCTGAAGAGAAGCAGGGTTGCGAAGCAAGCCGGATGGCAGAGGAATGGATTGAAACAAACGGCTGGAATACAGAGCCATTTCGTGACGAATATACAATAGAGTTTCAAAAACAAGGATATGTCGCTGGCTACCAGGCGGGACGCTCAAACAGCGAAGCTGTGCAAACCGCAGCGCCGCAGTGGATCAGCGTGAAGGATCGGTTGCCAGAGCGAAATCTTAATGTATTGGCATGGATAAAATGTGGAACGAGCGAATATGTTTTTATTGAAACTGCATCAGGAGATCCTAATATGTGCAGTGGATGGAAACATTATAATAAAGATCAAGTCACCCACTGGATGCCGCTACCTGCTGCGCCAAAGGAGGAAGTATGAGCGAATGGATCAGTGTAAAGGATCGGTTGCCGGAAGATGCAAGCAATGTATTGATTGCTTGGGCAGATGGTGTTTCAGAGGCTTGTTTTTGTGATGATGGGTGGTGCAGGGATGGACGCATGTTGCTATGGGTTACCCACTGGATGCCGCTACCTAAGTCGCCGGAGGAGTAATGGCTAAAGTTATTGCTGATGACTGGCAGTTTGTTGATTACGATGCGCCAGACTTTGTGTGTGGATTACCGCTGTTTATCAGCCGTGTTTTAGCCGTTAGCAAGCATGGTCGGCTGTTTATATGTTGGTTTGACCATGAAACTGATGCTTGGGATTTGGATCATGCAGCACCATTAGTTGAAGGTGATCGCATAATTGCGTGGACGCAAATTGAACACCCAAAGCCACCGGAGGAATAATGGGCATTGAGCATCGCATGAAGGATGAGACTGACGACAACTTCTGGAAGTGTCCGCATTGTGGCGCTGTTGAAGAGTTTGATACCGATATGCCTAAGAACCAGCGAGTTAAGTGTAGCGAGTGTGGCGATAAGTCAGAGCCGCATCAGAATTTAGCTACGTGGGAAGACTTCTGGGTCTATTGTCAGAGTTTAAAGCATTTGTAATGGATGAAGTTACTGAGCGCATAGTATGGGCACCTCAACCTGGATCTCAGGAGATGCTTATACATTGTCCTATCACACTAATTGGATTTGGTGGTGCTCGTGGCGGCGGTAAGACCGATGGAGTGTTGGGCAAGTTCGCTATCAACCAAGAGCAGCTTGGTGAGGCTTTTAACGCTATATTCTTTCGTAAAGAGTTACCCCAAGCAGATGACTTGATTGAGCGAGCCAAGCAGATTTACCTGCCACTTCGCGCTCATTGGCAGGACCAGAAGAAGCAGTTTACGTTTCCTAATGGCGCACGGTTGCGATTTCGTCCATTAGCTGACGATAGCGATGCAGAAAAATTTCAAGGGCAAAATTTGAGTCATGCGGCTGTGGAAGAAGTGGGCAACTATGCAAATCCTTCTCCAGTTTGGAAACTGTTTGGAGCATTGCGAGGTAGAGGCGGTGGGCAGGTTATTTTAACCTTTAACCCTGGCGGCGTAGGTCATCACTGGCTTAAAGAGCTGTTTATCAGACCAGCACCAAACGGCAAGAAGATACTTACCAAAGAACTGCCTAACGGCTCATCGTTTGACTACATTTATATCCCCAGCCGAATTGGAGACAACAAGATTCTATTGGCTCAAGACCCTGAATATATCAACAGATTGCACATGGTTGGTAGTCCTGAGTTAGTACGCGCATGGCTAGAAGGAGACTTTGAGATTCATGAAGGCAGCTACTTTCCAGAGTTTAGTTCGCGGCACATTATCCCACCTTTTAATGTACCTAAGCACTGGCCTCGCTATCTTGGGTATGATTGGGGTTTCAGGAGCCCTTTTGCTGCTGTCTGGGGCGCTGTTAGTTCTGGAAGGGATGATAAGGGTAATGAAGTCCCTTTTCCAAAAGGAGCAATCGTCATCTATCGAGAAATGCATGGAAAGGGAATTGATAATATCCAACAAGCTGAACGAATCGCCTCAGCCTCAATCGGCGAAAACGTCCACGCAGCCGCTGATCCTTCCATATTTAATAATCAAGGTGGACCCAGTATCGCAGACCAGTTCCATACGGTGTTTGCAAAGTACAAGCATCCGAACTTCAGGCAAGCCGATAATGATCGTTTATCCGGGTGGTCGCAGATAAGACAACGGTTGGTGAGCAAGCCGGCTCTGTTGTATATTACCACCAACTGCCCAGGACTATTAGAATCTCTCCCTAGTTTGGCAATTGACAAACGAAGACCAGAGGACGTTGATACAGAAGGCAATGACCATTTGCCGGATGCACTCAGATACCTCTGCAAAGAACGGTTGGTTGATAGTAAGTGGGAACAGCCGGCGGAAGTATTCAACAAAGGTGTGATTAAGCTGCAAGCATATATAGCACAAATGCGGTCACAAAGAGGTAGAGCTACAATATGAAGATTAAGCCATTAGTTGAACGATTCTCTTCTACTTATTGGAAAACGGAAATAACCCGTGCGGAAGAGCGATCCAAAAAGTTCATCGAAATGGCTGAAGAATCTATTCGCGTTTACAATGCGCAAAAGCAAGTAGGCATTCTAAATGATACAGAGCGAAGACTTAACGTATGGTGGTATTGTGTTAATACTCTCTTACCTGCTTATTATTCTTCCACGCCAAAAGCGGAAGTAAGTCTTCGTAAGCGAACTGGCGGCACACTTGAGGAACTATCCGCTGTTATTCTAGAGCGGAATATCCAGTATGTAATGGACTGTGAGTTTCCATTTGATAACGTTGGATATAACTCAGCGTTGCAGTTCCTTCTTACTGGTCGTGCTGTTCTTTGGGCACGGTATGAGGCTGAGATTGAGGAAGAAGAGATGGAAATCGCTCTCTTCCCGTCGGCGGATGGAACGCTATTGGACGACCAAGGACAATCATTTACGCAGGAAATACTTGAGCAGCGTGAAGGACCAGGTGGTCTAATACTTGCTAAGGTTAAGATTGAAAAGAAAGAAAGCGATGATGCTTGCTTGGACGTTGTTCAATACAACGATTATTTCTGCTCCGATGCTCGTAACGAAACAGAAATAGAATGGCGCTCACGTCGCGCATATCTGACACGACCACAAGCAGAAGAGTTATTTGGCGCTGAAGTTGCCGACAAGATGCACTTTGATTCGTTTCCAGACAAAGCAACAAAGGATTGGAACAAGGATTCTGACAAGTACGAAGGCAAAGCTGAGGTTTATGAGATTTGGTGCGAGGAAACCGAAAAGGTTTACTGGGGACACAAGTCAGCAGAAAAGTTCATCATCCATGAGTCAGAGCCACCTATCGACTTTGAAGGCTTCTACCCTTGTTCGATAATCGCGCAATCAGCAGACCCGGACAGTGTCATTCCAGTTTCTGATTATGCTCACGTAAAAGATCAAATCCTTGAGATTGAACGACTCACGACCCGTATCCATGCCGTCACTCAGACAATCCGTACCAATGCGCTATATGATGCCTCACTAGGCTTGCAGGTTGAAAAGCTTATGATTGGCGACCTAAAGATGGTCCCAGTCATGAATTGGCCGTCCTATAAGAGCCGTGGTGGTCTGCAATCTGGCGTTGAGTTCATGGACATTGCTCCATATGTTAATGCGCTCCAGCAGCTTCAGGCAGCTAGGCAATCAGCACTCCAGCAACTCTACGAAACTTTGAAAGTGTCTGATCTCCTTCGCGGAACATCAGAGCAATATAAGTCGGCGACAGCTAACAGGCTGGAATCGCAGTGGTCATCCCTTGGTCTCGTTGTCCGACAGAATATGTTCTGCAAGTTCATCTCTGATGCGATTGCAAAACTTGGCACGATTATTGCGGAGCAGTTTGACCCAGAGACAATCTTCGATGTTGGCGATGCCGACAGAATGATTGAGGCTGTGTTGCCACCCCCACCAGAGCCGCCACCTGCACCTCCAATGCCAGAAGGTCAAGAGGGTATGTCACCAGGTGATATGGGTATGACACCACCTCCCATGCCAATGGGGCCACCTATAGAGATGCAAATTGCAATGTACAAGGAGCAAATCCTTGGGTTCTTGCGTGATGACGATAGGATCAATTATCGCATTAAGATTGCTTCTGACAGCATGGTTGCCATCGACCAAGCGCAAGAGCAGCAAGAGGGCGCGCAGCTCATGTCAACTGCGGGAGAGTTCTTCAACCAGATGCGTTCTCTCATTGAGCAATACCCTCCACTCTTAGGGTTTTCAATCGAACTGTTCCAGAACGTGATCAAGCGATTTAAGTCTGGCAAAGAACTCGATGGCATCTTCACCAAAGCACTTAATCAGATTGGTGAGATTTCTAAGGCTAAAGAGGAAGCAGCTAAACAACCACCACCTCCAGATCCTGTTATGCAAGAAATGCAAGCTAGGATGCAGATTGCTCAAATGGAAGCTCAGGCTAGGATTCAAGCTACTCAAATCCAAGCTCAAGACAGCCATGAAAAGAATATGCTATCTGCTCAAGAGCAGCAGATGAAAATGCAACGTGAGCAATTATCTGGAAATATCCAGATGCAGAAAGCACAGCTTGAACAGTATGTTGCGGAACAAGAGTTGGCGTTGAAGCAACAAGAATTACAGATTAAGGCTAATTCAGTTCAAGTTGATATGCTCAAAGTTCAGGCTATGACTGAAGGTCAAAGTATGAAGAATGAGATAACAGCAGAAAACAACAGGCTGCAAGGATTGTTAAAGGTTCAAGAATTAGAAGCTCAACAGACCCAGTTCCGATTGTCTCAGCAAGAAAAATTGATAGAAGAGCGCAGATTGCAGCAAGAGCAGCAGATTGAGCAAATCCGCATGAGCATGGACGCTATTCAAAAGAAAAGAAAGGCAACTATAATTAACGACACTCAAGGTAACCCGATTGGAATAGACATTCAGGATATTATTGAATGAGTACTGTAGTATCCAACTCAGCAGGTGCGGTTAATCCTGATATTCCTGTTGCTACCGTAGTTCGTAACGGCAGTGTGTATCAAGAAATTGTTGCTGGCATAGCAAATCAGCCGCACGATGAGATTGCGTTGTCGTACACAGGAACAAATCTAACTGGCGTTGTATATAAATTGGCTGGTGTAACTGTTGCGACTCTTACACTTGGTTATACAGGCTCAAATCTTACTAGCGTAGTGAGGAGTTAATGCCTTACGTTTTTAATCCGTTTACAGGAACCTTAGACTATACTGAGTCTTCAGTAGCTGATGGCGACAAAGGCGACATCACAGTTAGCGGCTCAGGTGCCACGTGGACCGTCGACAATAACGCAATTGCCTACGCAAAAGTTCAAAACGTAACGGCAACAGATAAAATTCTGGGACGTCAATCTGTTGGCGCTGGAGTTGTTGAGGAAATATCTTGTACCGCCGCCGGAAGAGCTTTGCTTGACGATGCAGATGCTTCTGCGCAGCGAACCACGTTGGGATTGGGAACGCTTGCGACTCAAAGCGGTACATTTTCCGGAACATCGAGCGGTACTAATACTGGGGATCAGACCATCACTCTTACTAACGATGTTACTGGTAGTGGCACTGGATCTTTTGCAGCTACTATTGCAAATGACGCTGTTACTTACGCAAAAATTCAAAACGTCACAGCAACCGATAGGCTTTTAGGACGTTCATCAGTAGGAGCTGGAGATATTGAAGAAATTACCTGCACCGCAGCAGGAAGAGCATTAATTGATGATGCTAATGCCGCAGCGCAACGAACTACTCTTGGTCTTGGAACATTAGCGACGCAAAGTGGAACTTTCTCTGGTACCTCTAGCGGAACGAACACAGGCGATCAGAATCTGTTTTCAACAATTGCCGTTGCAGGTCAAAGCGACGTAGTTGCTGATACAACATCGGACACTCTGACTCTAGTAGCAGGAACAAACGTTACAATTACAACTAACGCTACTACCGACACTGTAACGATTAATTCAACTGCCGCAGGAGTATCCGACGGAGATAAAGGCGACATAACTGTAAGTGGCTCTGGTGCTACTTGGACAATCGACAACCTTGCAGTTACTAATGCAAAAATAAACGATGTAGCGTGGAGCAAAGTAACAAGCAGACCTACCACGCTTGCAGGCTACGGAATTACAGACGCTATTGATGGCACTGGATCAACCAATTCAGTGGCGTATTTTGCAGATTCAAACACATTAACAAACAACACAGGTTTTTTTTATGATGGATATGATCTTTATGTAAAGGATCTTGTTTATCAGGCTTCAATGGGTATTGACGGTATCCGATACATCAACGACGTAGGAATTTATTTTCTTGTCAACTCAAGCGCTGTGTACATAGGCGACGGATATCCTAATCCGATGGACCTTATAGTAAGCAGTTATTTGAGCGGCAATCCAGATGCGCTTACTGTAAGAGCAGCTTTTTCTCGGGTAGGTATTAGAAATGGTTCTCCCAATCAACCGCTTGACGTCGTTGGTACTGTTAGAATTGGTTTCAATACTACAAATCATTTAGAGATATCTTCTTCTTCAACAGGCTTAATTACATATAACGCTACCGGTACTGGCTCGGCTCACTACTTTGCTGATGCCATTCGAGCAACAAACCACATAAATTTTGACGCTACTATTGGCGATAGCGGTTATGGATTCCGCTCTAATAGTGGAACAATGCAATTTAAAAATAGCGGTGGCAGTTGGCAGGATATTGCAAAAGGCTCAGAAACTCTTACAGCTAATTTTCAAACGACAAACACAACAGCAACTAATACAAATCTTAGTTTTCCTATTGCAGCTAACGAAACGTTTAAGGTCAGAGTAACTGGTACGGCATCGAAAGCTACTACTGCCACTGGATTAAAACTTGCGATTGCAGCTCCGACTGGTTGCACCATAAAAGGCGTTCAATACGGAGGTGGAGCGACGTTAGCAGCTCCTTTAGTGCCGTCATTAATACCTGGAATAAACACACTAGGAACTACGTTTGCTACAGGTATTAGCATTGAAGTGGGATTCGTACTTGAGTTTGTGGTGACAAATAGCTCAACGGCTGGAAACATTACTTTGCAAGCTGCTACTGTAACGTCAAATCAACTGACAATTTACGCAGGAACCACAATGCAATATGAACCATGTGTAGGAGTATAAATGGATAAAAAGCTAATACTTGAGGCCGAGGTAGGAAGATTGTTTATTGAGCTAGAAAAAACCAAAGCGGCACAGCAGCGACTGGCTCAAAGAATCAATTCAATTTTAACCGAGATTGAAAAGTTGAAGGACTTATCAGATGGCACGAAAAGTAATTAACATTCGATATGAAGGCGAAGAGGCCGACATTGCGGCAGCGATTGATGCCTTGGCTTTCTATGGTCAATATAACCCAACTGGCACCGCAACAAAGGAAGAAGTAGCGCAAGAATACCTAACTGCATTTATTCGTGCTCGTGTAAAAACGTTTGTTCCAATGATTGCAACGCAAGCAGATCGAAATGCTCTTAAAGATAAAGAGATTGCGGCGGCAGCGGCAGCAGATGCGGCATTAGACAATATTGTGAAACTCCCTATCGAAATAACAGACGCAGTCACTACTGCGGAGATAGTAGATGAGTCAATTTAATCAGCCACGAGCACGATTACCCACTTTACCAGATCGTCCTATTACGTTTGCCAGCTATGCGGAGTATGCGGCGGGAATGTTGCTAGAGCGTTACATTGGCGATTATGAATTGAAAATGGGACACACGTTCCAAGTGCCGATAGGTCACAATAAACAATGCGACTTTTTAGTTAATGGCGTTTTTGTGGAGTTTCATCCCATTAACCTGAAGCATGAATTCTCGGATCGACAAGCGGTTAGGCAGTTTGGCGAAGCATTGCGGCACGTCGCTCATCCGTTTCGAGAACGAATAGTAAATGCTGTTAAGAATGAGCTTGCGGAAAAATACTATGAACGACGTAAGTTTTTAGTGTCGATGCATGCAGGCAAAAATTCAGAACTAATCGTTTGCAAGGATCATATCGATCTATACCAGTCAGTTATTAAACGGTTTGGAATTGGGTATCCAAAGCAAGCAAATTTTATAAATGAGTTTGATGCGCTATCTCGGCAAAGGTTTTAGGGTATGTTTTTAATCTTTAAGCCACCTCAGAGTTATTTGCAGGTACAACTGCTAGATCCTGACGGATTTAAAAAGCATTCGTCGGCACTCGAAGAAGCTTACGCAATAAAAATCCTTAAAGAAAGGCAGACTAAACAGCAAGAAAAGCGCAAGCAGTTATCTTTTAAGAAGAAGATAAAGAAACAGCTAGAGGCTGGTAAAACTACTGTAGAGATTGCAGCAGAGCTTTCTGCGCAGATAATAGCAGAAGAGCCAAAGTTTGAGTTTACCGAAGAAGTGCGAGCTGATGTTGCTCGTGTTATGGCTGAATATCAGCGGCAGGTTCAGCTAGAAACTCAAGCAATGGTAATAGAATTTATTAATCAACTGCAACAAGCAAAAGATGTTTTTCAACAAAAACGCAAGCAAAAGATTAAAGCGAAGAAAATAAAAGTATTGTTCTTTTTAAGTATAATGGATGACTAATGACAGAAAAACACAAACTATTTCAGTGGTGTCACATACAAAAAAAAGTTGTGCCAGTAGAGGAAGTGATGGTGCGAGTTCATGCCAATGCAGCGCATCACTTCATTCATGATGAAATGCCACCAACCAGAAACCCTCTTAATCCCAGAGAGATTTATACAAGCAAAAGCAAGTTAAGGGCAGCATATCGTGCTGCTGGTGCTGAAGAAGTAGGCACAGAGTTTGACCGTGGCTACAACCCTGAACGTCATGCGGAAGCGCGTGAAAAGCAGGTTGTGGCCAATTTTATGAGACAGGTAAAGGAGAGACTAAATGGATAGTATAGAAACAGACGTAGAACAGGACTTAACGCCGCAGGATACTGAGATTGTCCCAGAGCGCGAAGAGGCAAAGGTAAGCATTCGACGGGCTCTTTCTAAGCAATTTAAGAAAGAGGATGATGCGGTTGTAAATGATGCTCCAGAGCATAACAACCCTGAGACAGAAGAAGAGCCTGAGGTCGTTGAGGTTGCTCCACAGGTAGAGAGAATTCCTGTTGTTCCTCCAGCCGATATGAACAAGGCTGAAAAAGAGGCGTTTCTAAACCCTACACCAGCCAATTCCCATATCTTGCAGCAGTATATGAATCGCAGAGCTTATGAGCTTAGAAGCGATCATCAGCGGCACATGGTAGAGGTTGAACAGCTTAAAAAGCAGACTTCTAGCATTGTTGATACAATCAAAGAGTACGAGAACGACTATGCCAAGCAAGGCATTTCCCTTGGCGATATAGCCAAGCGGTCGGTGGCATGGGATCGCGCCATGCAAAACAACCCTGTTCAAACGGCGTTAGAATGGCTCGACTCTTATGGGTTAACTCTTGATGATCTTACGGCAAGCCAACAGCAGGCATTACAGCAAGGGTATCAACCACAAGAGCAAAACTATCTCACACGGGAAGATGCTGAGCGCATAGCAGAAGAAAAGTTCCAATCCTACCAACAGCAGCAGCAACAATCTGCCGTTGCCTATTATAACGAGCGGGTTGTAGAATCGTTCATGTCAGCCAAGCCTCTCTTTAGAGACCCTGAAACAGCTTCGCAGTTAGAGGCTGAGATGGCTCCAATAGTGAGTGCTCTCACAGGTACAGGCAAGTACAGCTCTCCAGAAGAGATACTGGAAACCGCCTATAACTATGTTGTTGCTGGCAACCCGACCTTTTCCAGTCTGAATCAAGCAATGACTGCAAAGGTAGTGATGGATCAAAAACAGGCGGTAGTCCAAAAGGCTAAATCCGCCTCACGCTCAATCTCTGGGTCCGCAGGTAGTGGGGCTCCGAGGGTAGTATCAAAAGATTTACGGGATAACCTTCGTCGTCGATTTGGCGGCGATTAGCTAAACGCTAGTTTGGTTGTCCTGTAAGCAAAAACTTTATAGGACATTAAAATGCCAAATTTAGAGGAAGCAATTGTAGCGACCTTGTTTGATCAAAGCGATCAGATCGCAGATGAGATTATGCACCATAATCCTCTTCTGAAGTCTCTTGACGATCAAGGTCTCATCCGTAAGTTCTCTGGTGGATATGAACTTCGTAAGCCAATCATGTACAATGATGCGGCTGTCGGTGGTTTCTACGCTGGATTTTCTTCGTTCAACCTTGACGCAATCGACGATGCAACTGCGTTCCGATTTGCTATTAAGCAGGTTTATGAACCAGTAGCAATCAGCGGACGTGATCGTCGTGCTAACCGTGATCAGGCTATGTTGCTCGATCTCGCTGAGATGAAGATGAAGGCTGCTATCAGCCGTCTCAAGAATACTGTTTCTACCTCGCTTCGTGGCGATGGAACTGGAAGCGGTGGACTTGAGTTCGACGGTATCAAGAAGGCAGTTTCGACTTCACCTTCTTCAGGAACATATGGTCAGATCGACCGTACTAGCAACACATGGGCTCGTAACCTTGCGGTAAACGTGACTCTTTCTGCTGCTAACGTACAAGAGCAGGTGTCGGATGCAATCAGCCAGATCGTTCGTGGTGATGAGCAGCCAGACCTTGCACTTTGTGATCGTACAGCTTGGAAGTTCCTCCACAGCTCTCTCACAGCTATTCAGCGCATTCAGCTTCCTACCAAGAAAGCTACTGCTGGATTCCGTGCATTGAGCTACGACGGAGCCGATTTCGTATTCGACGGTGGATATGGTTCTTCAGTGCTTGAGACAAACTCAATCAGACTTCTCAATACTAAGTATTGGTCGTTTGACGTAGTTCGTGGCGCAGACTTCAAGCCTCTCCAGCAGGAAATGGCTCGTCCAGTAGATCAGGATGCTTTCTTCACAGTGATCATTGTGGAAGGAAATCTCTGCTGTTCAGCTCCAGCTCTTCAGGCTGTTATTTACGCTTAATTAAGGAGGTAACAGAATATGTCATTTTCAGGATCGTTTGGAATTAATTCAAATCGAACATGGGATGGAACAACAATTCCACTCCCTGCAAAAGTATTAGATATTGGTTCTGACAAACGTGGCAAGTTCATGTTTGTTAAAGCTACTACTACTACTACTCAGTATCAGGCTGGAATCGTAGACAAGGATGGTGGGTTCACTCCTATTACTACAACTAACGCAAGCACACCTCCAAAGGGAGTTGGAATTGCTCAGGTTGCTGCTGCTACCAACGAGTACCTTTGGGTATTTGTTGGAGAAGGTGGAGGAACAGGTTCTGGTATTAAGGTTAAGGTTGCAGCGTCGTATGCCGCTGGAACTAAGCTTTACACCACAGCTACTGCTGGCGTTCTTGACGATGCTTCAACTGCTGGAGTTATCACCGGCCTTGTTGGTCTTACGACTGACTCTGGTTCAGGATCTTCGGTAGAAGTTCAGTCGTTCGCTGGAATCTACAGCAATATCTAACCGAATGAGGGAGGCTTGTTTAGCTCCCTCTT